GAACCTTATGCAAAAAAACTTCTAAGTTTTGGTATTGCTGAGAAATCATACTGGTGGGATGATGACATTTCTGGTATCACCTGTAAGTGCCGACCAGATTGGTTAAACAAGGATACTATCGTTGATTTAAAAACCAGTAGATCAGGAGCAAACCCTAAAGACTTTGCAAAAGCTGTTGCCAACTTTAAATACCATTTACAAGCTGCTCATTATTTATCTGGGATTCCACAGGCAAAAAGATTTATCTTTCTTGTAGTGCAATCTGAATATCCATTTGATGTCGGTTTATGGGAATTAGATCAAGATGCATTGCAAGAAGGTCAAAACCTTAGTAGAAGTGCATTAGATAAAATTGCCGAATGTCGCCTGCTTGATGATTGGCCAAGCTGGTGTAAAACAGGAGTTCAATCTTTATCCTTGCCCCGATGGGCATTTACAACCCCTTTAGAAAAATGAGTTTTAATGAAGAACAGAAAAAACTGTTAACCCAAAAAATTAACAAAAACAATGTCTCTTTTCGTAGCGGTGGAGGTGGTCAGAAATTAGCTTATGTTGAAAGCTGGCACGTTATACAAGAGGCCAACCGCATCTTTGGTTTTGATGGCTGGTCATCTGAAACTATAGAAACATCTTTAGTTTTTGAAGATCCAAAATGTGTTTCTTATATTGCAAAGGTAAGAATTACTGTTGGAGATGTTGTAAGAGAAGGAACTGGTGCTGGTCATGGCCGCATGGGTGGAGTCGGTGATAAACATGAATCAGCAATCAAAGAGGCTGAGAGTGACGCTAGAAAACGTGCCTTGATGCAATTTGGAGATTCCTTTGGCCTTTCTTTATATGATAAAGATAAGGCATGGTTAAAAACTGAGGACAGCAAACCAGCTACAATCTCAAGTAACAAACCAATAGAAAGATCTGAAAGTGATAAATTTATTCGTGAATGTGAAGCCTTTATAAATAAGCCTGCTAATAAAGATAAGCTTGGTTTATTAAAAACAAACATCTCCAAACGATACGAATCTAAAGCTATTAGTGAAAATCAAAGGGATGATTTATTAACTCTTATTTTAGAGAAAGAGGACGCATGAATGAACTTATAACCTCAGATCAATTAGCTGAAGAGCTTGGTGTAAAACCTCAAACTGTGCGTTTATGGAGAACCAAAACACGCAGGGGTCATCCTAGTGGCCCTAAATGGACTGTCATTTTAAATAATACTATTCGGTATGACCGAGGAGATATTGAAGAGTGGCAGAACAAACCTAACAACCCTATTTAAAAAAATTATTATGTTAAACGTAACAGCCGTGGGCAATTTAGCCTCAGATCCAGTCCAAAAAGAAACTGCAAAAGGAACAAAAGTGACTAGTTTTACCTTGCTTACAAATGATCAAGATACTACTACACAATTTGATTGTGCTGTATGGGGCAATCGTGGTGATGTGATTGCAAACTATGTAAAGAAAGGTAATCAAATTACAGTTGTTGGCCGTGGTAAATTAAAAACTTTTGAAAGAAGGGATGGAAGTACTGGAGCAGCAATTGAGATTAATGTTGATAATTTCACATTGCCAGTAAGAAGTAGAGACTTTGAAGCGATCCCAGCCTAAGTTATAGGGGCATTTTGCCCCTTTTTTTATGACAACAGCCGAAAAGATCGCCGCAGCTAAAAAAAGAGTTGCTGAACTTGAACTTTTAATAAAATTATGGAGCAAAAAATGACTATAACACCAATTCCAACTGTAGTAAATGGCATTAAATTTCGATCAAGACTCGAAGCAAGGTGGTCAATTTTTTTTAGTTCTTTAAATTTAAACTGGTACTACGAATATCAAGGCTTTAAAATTAATGATGTTTGGTATCTTCCAGATTTTTTAATTATCACACCTAGCAATGAACAACATTGGATAGAGATAAAACCATTTAATGAAACATATAATTTAAAATATCATTTATTTAAAAAATCAATACAAACTCATAGGTTACATAAAAGATGCTCTTTACTTTCAGGTGATCCATTAGATTATTTATTATATAAACATGAACCTTATATGCCATGCCCTAGATGTGGAGGTTGGCTTGAACATCAAGATTTTCATTATTCAGGTTGGGGCGGTGATGGTCATGGTGTTCTTTGTAATTACTGTGATGAAGAAACTCCTTCTGGTCGAGATAATCTTAAACAAACAGATGGAATATTACCTATGGAGTATGAACCATACAAAGGAATTTTGGTCTATAAAGAAGAAGATATGGAATTTTATACAGATTTTGTTTGGGATATTGGTAGAAAAGTGAGAAATTTTAACTTTAATTAATTCTTATGAAAAATAAAGACCTGATCGAAAACTATTACCACCAGCTTGCAGAGCTACAAAACCAATTCTGGTTTAATAATTTAGATATGAAAGAATATTGTGTTAGATATGATGCTATAAATAAACGATTAAGTGAATTAGAAAATGAAACGAGAAGAAAAACCTTCTGGGGAAAAATTAAAATTTTTGCAAGACAACAGAAGAAAAAACTTAGTGAGATTATTACTAGATGTAGAGCTTCGAGGAGTAGAACATAGAGTTTATATTACTAGTGATTCAAGAGCAGACCTAACCGTTTACGATGGGAATTGGATAAACGATCATATAAGGACTGCTATTGTTAAGCATAACTATGAAATTAATAAGATTCCAAAATTACAAATAAAAGATTTTACCCCTAAAGAATTAAAACAATTTAAAGACTCACATGATTAAAATACTAGTAGGACAAAAATTTCAACTAAACCAATCTGTAAAAAGAAACCATACTATTAGCCAAACAGCTAGTAGATATAAACAATATACTGGAACGATAAAAGAAGCTTTTACCAGAAAAAATAAACTAGGAGTTTCAAGATATTACTACAAAGTGTTTTGGGAAGATGGAAGGTTATCTGAACACGCTCAACATAATCTTAAATCTATCTGATAAAGTTTTCTTTTTTTTATATTTTTTCTGCCTTACTTTCTTAATGTCTTTCATTTCTTGCACCGTTATCATCGCTTCAAGTTCTACCAAGCGACCTAAAATACTAGCAAGAAAAACATCTTGCTTCATTTGATGCCTTACTAAATGAGTGCAATATCTTTTGATGTTATCGTAATCATCACTATTCATAATTTCTCTACATCTCATTTCAACTGAAAGCTGAAGCTCTGGAGGTGCTGGTTCAATATCTATATTTAGAAATTTATCCTTTGTCATTTAACAGGAAATAATTTTTCTTCAAGCATTTTTACTATTGCATCATCCACGTCATTATCGGATTTTGAAGCCAAATCTTTTAAGAGCGATAAACAGGCTTTGCGTAGACTCTCACTCTTACCGAACTTGATGAAAAGGTTAATTAGAAATTTTGACATTGTTTTTCATGTTCTTATCCAAACATACCACGCATTACTGAATCTTGCCTTCTATCCTGCTAACCGCTTGCGATAACTTGTTTAATCTGGTGTAGATATCAATAATAGTTTTCTCTCTACGGTTACTCATGTTGGATAGCACCATAACAAAAGCGGTAGCTGCTGCACCTATTAACGCTCCATAAACCTCTGGCATTGCTTAGTTATATAATTATGTATAGTATGACTAATAAAAGTTGCTATGGCAGAACAAGTAAAAGAAAATAAAAAAGGAATTTGGTCAAAATTACAAAATGCCGTACCAGATCGTGAGGAGCAGTTTGAGTTTGTTTCGCTAGGAGTCAGACTTATTTTACTTTTTTGGGCAACAGCAATGTTGTCATTATCGTATTTAGATCTGTCAAAACTAGGCATACCACAACAAAAAATAGATCCAACATTTATTGCTTCGGTTTTTGTAGGTCTTGCGAGTAGTTTCGGAGCTTCTATTACACAAAAGGGTAAAGAAAATGGAAGTAAAAATGGTAAAACTGTAAAGGCTGAGTTGCAAGAAGTGTTAGGTAATACACAACTCGTACGGATTGATACTCCTATAAGATTAATAGTAGATCCTAAGGAGGACAAAAAATGAAAAAACTATTCGCACTTTTGCTTTTGTTTAGCCCTTCTGTTGCACTAGGGGACATTCAGCAAAAATTTGTAACATCTTCCCAAATATCGGTGGATATGCCATTTGTAACCACCCAAAAATTGGGGACTACATACAGTCTTAGCGGATCAAATATTACCCCTTCAGTAACATCTGGTGGATCTAGTACCTCTGGTGCAATTGGAGGACTCAATGTCTCAAGTTTGACCGCAGGTGTGCCAGCTTTAATTCAAACTGATAAAGCTATAACAACATCAGGGTCGGCCTTCAGTCTTACAGAAGCGGTAACAATAGGAGATGCCACTCCATCAGCAGTTACACCATCGTCAGGAATAGCAGCATTACCTCATCTGTCGGGAGTTACAACTATAG